ACAGTATTAATGGTATATTAATTATTTCTAACCAATATTCATTTCGTCGATCGGCACTTCAACTTCCACTAAAAGATTTTTCATTTCTTTCCATTCTGATTTAGTGAAACCTTCAAGTGCAGCGATCATATTTTTTGTTTCAGTTAACGACATGCCATGAGCTTGAGCGATAATTGCGAATTGTTTTTCATTTGTTATGTCTATCAGTTCTAGTCTGTCCTTGATTGATTGTCTGTAAGCATCATGAGTAGATTCATCATGAGATCTTGTGCACAAAGATAAGGTAGTATTGTACAGATCATACACTGCTGCTTCCGGTTGTATCAAAATTTTGCAAAACTCTGCAACATGATTATCATCATATGGGTACAATTTATCTTTAAATTGAACAGGGAAGAATTTACTCACACTACCTTTACCTCTTTCAACTTCAAGTTTAATCGAAATAAAATCATTTTTAACTCCAACAATAGAATCATCACCTTTGAAAGCCCCTCCAGTGTATGCTTTTTCGCTAATGAGTAGTGTCATAATAAACATGTTAAGAACAGTGTTACCTAGTAGAGTTGCTGGTTCACCTGAAGATTTTTGGGCATCATTTTTAAGGAAAATAGCTTTACCAACGACAGGAATGTCAGTTCTGAACATTCTGTACATGTTTAGCAAAGCGTCATTTCTGAACACCATTCCAAAAAACTCAATTTCAACATCTCTCGTGAATTCATTTTGTCTCGAATCATATTCTGACATATCATTTTCAAGAATATATTGAGCAGCTCGAAGTACTGTTCGAAGTTTTTTCTGTAATTCAGCATCGGATTCTTTGTTGGCCCATAAAGTTCTTTCATTAAAGCTTTTGATCAAAATGTGTTCCACCTTCCTGAAAAAAGTTTGGAATGGTCTGGCCATCTCTTCCCATGAAACAACTGGTTGACCACCTTTTCCAGTCAGAGGAGCCTCTTCATTTTTAATCTTCATCTGTTGTTTCAAATGTTCTCGAGCAACACCTACCATATCTTCCCAAGCAGTTTCAATCTTTCCAAAAGAACCTTTTTGACAATATTTATTTGTCAGATCTGTAACTTCAGTCCAGAGCGTTGAAACTTCTTGTTCCAATTCAACATCTTCTTTTAAGAACATCCTTTTGAATTTATCCCATTGGGCTTGGTAATTCGATAGTTTTGGTAATCTGTAGATTTTTGTTGACTCTTTTGATGTCATTCTACCTAGAATGGTTCTGAGATCTTGATGTATTGAAGAGACAAATTCTGGTTTTCCATGAAGTTTGTGATTGAATCTTTTGACAACTTTCGTTTTGATATCAGGTAGAACATCTGTTTTAATTGAGACTGGACGTTTCAATGGTACTTCTGGTTTTTTGACGTGAGTTGCTTCCATATTCAAATCAACAGCTGTAGGTTGAAAAATTTGAGGCAGATCTGCAGGAAAATTTCCTCTTAACATTAATTTTGGTTCTTCTTTCCCTGTGATTTGAATAGTTGGAATTTCAACCACAGGTTGGACGACTTGTTGCATGACCAATTGTCATAGTCATGAATGTATGCAAATCCCATTGTAGATG